ATTCTGATCAACAACCTGTACTTGTGGTTCAGTTGCAAATCTGTTTTGGCGTCCGCCTGGTTCAGTTGTAGTTGTCATTAATAAAATAAGTAAAAGTGCGTAGTGGCCGGGTACGATGAACTGTTCGGGCCAGCCGCTACTTACTTAGGTAGCTTCAGCACCAGCTACCGAGCCGTCAGCAGTATTACCTACTACCTTACTACACTGTGATACTTGATTAGCTTTAGTTGTGCCTAGCACACCAGAACCGTCAGTATTATAAGGTATAAACCAACGGTCACCAGTTGCATTGACTTTGTATTTTACCACCATAGCATTATCACGTGCTGATGGATCATAAGCTTTAGACATAATTAAAATTTCACGTTAGAACGTTCTAGTTTATCATATAAATCCTGACGATATGCAGGATCTTTTTCATATCTAGGATCACTCATAGCTGCTACTACTTCAGCTTGGCTACGGAATCCATCTTCTGCTTTCGCTGTTTTGCCTGTTAACATTCTACCTTCATAGCCTACTGCATTTTCATATTCTGCTTTCAATCCATTAACTGCTATCTTAACTACATCTAAATTACCATTTGAGATAACACTATTAAAAGCATCTAGTTGATTTTCAGTTAAGTTATCGGTAGCCCAGTTAATCATCTTCTTATAATTACCTTCACCACCTACTGAATTATGTACTTGATTTATTTCAGCTTCACTAAGATCTCCTCCAGAAGTATAAGGATCTTGTATAGCATTCCTTTGAACTTCCATGTAAGCTTGCACTAAATCCTGGCTACTCATCTCTGAGAATTTAGCCATGGTTTCTTCAGAAAGTTTACCATCATTATTATAGTACTCTTCAGAAGCACTATTGATTAATGATACAGCAGGACTTTCTTCGACTTCAGTTTCTTCTTTAGCTTCAGGCTCAGCTTTTTCTGTATCTTCAGAGTCACCTGAACCTAATTTTTTCTGTAATTCAATGTAAGCTTTCTCTAAATCTTCAGCGTTTTCAAACTTACCAGCGTATTGCTTGGCTTCTTCAGCACCTAATTTCTCCGCTACCTCCAAAGAGTTTTGCTCATCTTTATTCAATTCAGGAGCATCAGCTGGGGTGGGATCATATGTCAGTGTTTCCGTCATTCTTAATTCCTTGAGCAGTTGTTACTTTTAAATTACCTAAGCCTACTGTTGTTACAAGTTCAGGGTCAGCTCCTATTAGAGCCTTAGCTGCTATTTGAGTTGGCTTAGCTATTTCATTTGGATCTACCAATGGTTCAGGTTTACTGACTTTTGGTAGTGGTTTTTTAGCCACCTTCTTCGGGCGGGATGGTTTGTTGTTCATTTCCTTGATCGTATCCGTCTTGTAATCCTTGACCTAATGCTGGGTTTTTAGAAGGGTCAGCCATTGGAGCTCCAGCAAGTTGTCCGGCTTGTTCTAATAAAGCCATCTGTTGCTGTTCCTGTAACTGGTCTTGCCTTTCTTGTTCCATAGTCTCTGCAGTCTTAACTAGATTTAATACATCTATACCTTGAGCTGCAGCTAGTCGTTTAATATACTCACCTGGATCTAGGTACTGTCCTATAATTTCTGGACCCATTGTTTGGGCTAGAGTTTGTAAGAATAGTACTAGACTCTGTTGGTCTTGTCCTCTACCTAGAGCATTAACACCAGCTACTAATTGTGGCCTAACTAAATCTTTAGGTATCTTAGGTAGCTGTTGAGTACGTTGTAATATATGTAAGGTTCTATTTAGATAAGGTACTAGGAATTCAACAGTTAACAAGGAGAATAATCCACCAAGTTGTTGTTCTAATTCCATCTGCGTGAGGCGTACCTCTTCAGCAGTAGTCCTTTCACTCTGTCTAACTTGTAATAATAAGAAGGCATCACTGATCCTTCTTTCAAGTGTATTGATTTGTTCAGCAGCTGTTCTGAAGTCAGCTGTTTTACCTACTTGTACTACACCAACGTCATCAGGTCTTCCCTGTACGATGGCACCATTACCAGCATCGGCTATGGTTTTTGGTTTTGTAGTAGATGATGGTGACACTAGGAACACAACTTTCGAGGCAGCTGCAGACCCTTCTACGAGTGCCTGAGACAATCCTTCTAGAGATCTTATATCTCCAAGGAATTCCTCTACCCTTCCTCGACCGTAGTCTTCTCCATCCACAGTATTAAATCTGAGGACTAACCAAGGGCTTGTATTCTTAGGTGCTGTACTACGGGTACCAGGAATGATTCTATCGAATGCTTCTTGGTGCCATACCCATCTACCGTTATCTTCGAGTCGAACGTAGGTGTATACCTCAACGTCTTGATCATCAGATCCTGTCTTGTAACCATCATCTCCAGGAGAATTAGGTAAAGCTGCTGGCAGATCTATACCAAGCATCTTACGACTTATTAGTTCCTTTGTTACGATCTCACAAACGTTTCCGTTACCATCTCGACTAACTACGAAACGATTTAAGGGATAATTTTTGAGACCATCTTTACCCATAAATATTAATGCATTACCAGAAACAATTAAATGTTTCAATGCTTGGTGAACTACAACTCTATCACTAGAGGCATTAATATAATCCATTACCATCCTTTCTAATTTAGAAAAGGATAAATCTAATTCACTCCGCATTTCAGCAGGAATTTCTGACCCTAACTTATCATCTCTAATTTGTAACTTAAAGAATGTAGTTTGTGGAGGTAGTAGTGCTAACATTAGCTTTGCTGCTAAGTTGACTACACATTTACTACCAACTGATTGCCAGGGAGTATGTAATTTCTGATGTGTTGGACGTGAACTAAGATCTTCTTGTATAAGATAAGGCAACGTTAATCTTGAACACTCAACTGCGGTATCCAGGAACTGTGATCTACCTTTAGTTAGTTGGGTGTATCTATCACGTGCTTTCATAATTAACCGTATTTTTCAGATTGTTGCTGTTCTTTTATAGCAGCAGCTGCGTCTTCTTTAGCTTTTTGTGCAGCTAACAACTGTTCTTTTTTCCTTTTAGCTTTAGCAGCTTTTAATTCTTGAGGTTTCCATGATGGCATTTCTTCACCAGACTTAGGATTAACAAAAGGATTATCTGTTTCCTGTGCTAATTCCGCTGCAGTTTTTGGTGCTGGATATGATGGTGAACCTCCTCCTCCTAGACACATAATATATACCTGTATTTATTTGATTGGTGGTATACCTTGATCAGGTGTACCTGGATTCATACCTGGGTCAATAGCATCGAATTGTTTAACACCCTTTTTAATCATCTCTAATTTTCTTCTTGTTTTTTTCTTACCTGTGATTAGATCAGGATCTTCGGTTGCTTTTCGTATTTCTTCAGGCTTAGGTATATCACGTACTGGTGGTGGTGGTATTAATGGTGGTGCTGGCACAACTTGTGGTGCTGGTGGTGGTGAAGACTGCCTTCTCCCTCCTCCTATACACATTTATTCATCCTCCTTGATTTTTCTTTTAAGATATTCTATCACGCTAGCTTGGCCAGCACGATACATAATTGATTCAATGGATTCTTTGGGGTGAACAGGACTCCATTGAAAATGGTCTTCTACTTCTTTAAGTAGTTCGTCCACCCGCTCGTTATGTAGCTTAAGCGTACTGAGGGAGATTGACATTGTTATGTTCGAAAAATGCTGGCATTCTAGCTGATTTGGTGGCAGAAAATTCAGGTGCTTTACCTTCATACATTAGCCGATCACTAGCATCCAGCCAAAAATTTTTGTCCAAATATTTATCGGTAGTATTTATACCTAGAGGTTGAAGAATCCAGTTAATGGTGGCCTTCCTAAGTTTGTCCAAAGAAGGGCTAGGAGATAGACCCAACTCAGCACATACAAGAGTATTCGCTCCGACATGGATCTGCTCGTCCCTGGAGATATCGGCAGATACAGTACGCATAGCAGGATCCCCATTAAACCTAAAGAAAGGGAGTAGAACGAAGAAGATGGCCCGTTCTGCGACCAAAGCTTTGGTAATTGTATGGTCAGGGTGTGATATCCAAGCATCTCTTAATAACAACGCCTCCTTCTCTGATTGTTCATCTGCTCCATGAGCATCTACTATATATCCAAGTGCAAGATCATGTTTGATCTCGTCTTTAACGTTCGATTCAAGAAGCTCCCGAGCAAGTGAGGGAACCTTTTTTTCAAGCCCCTCACGTATAAATTCTCCAACTGGTAGCTCCATATGACGTACTGATAAAGCACGTTTGATGGTTTCTTCAGCACCGTATTTTACCTCTCCTTTAGTGGGTTTAACTGGTGTCCAGGTTCTTTTTCTTTCTAATAATTTTTGATAAGGATGTTTTCTCATTATTCTTGACAATCGCAGGTTAGCGGCTCGTTTCCGAGTATATCCTGCAAGTAATCATCGACTTCACTCTGATCTAATGCTGCATACGCATCGGTCTTATCTTGTGTGTCTCCCATAACTTGCAGACTGTAATAGAGGGAGGTCTGCGGACTTAGCAACCACTCTTCTACAAAATTCCTATCATATGTCACAACATCAGACCATGAATTAAAGGAATAACCGTGAAGAAGTCCCGTATTGTCGAGCATTATCATCAGTTGGTCTGCTACACGCTTGTATGCGTCCCATCCTACTTCCGAAGCGATCTCAACTTCGCCATATTCATAATGTTCTACTCCAAATGTGCCGCTATCACGGTCCACACTTCGAGCTATAGGTGGTGCTATTTCAGGAGTAGCTGTAAAGCCATCTAGATCTTTGGATCTGTAACTACAGCTAGCGGTAGGAGCTATAGCAAAAGCTCTTACCATGTTATTGTGACGAGCTATATAAGCAGCGCCTTCTATAGATTCTTTGAAAGCCCATGCTATTTCATGTGCTACATAATCTGTTATCTTTTCTCCAGTATTAACTTCTTGTAAAGCTATACCAAACTTTTCATACGTTATTCCTTTTCGTCTAAGGAAGTTGGATAAGCCAAGCATTCCGAGCCCGACCTGCCTGTCTTTGTCCGGGGGTAAGTATTCTCCAGTCCCTCCAACACCTGTTCTGCCATGGAGATCGCACAGCTCGGACATACCTTGAGCGAAAGCCTTGTGTAAGTCGCATGTATCACAGGCTGACAAATTGACATGCTGGAGCAAGCATGTTCCTCGTGAGGGCAGGTAAACCTCAAGACAGACGTTGCCATAGATTCGTTTTCCATTTTGATATTTTATTTTATTGAGCCAGATGTCTCCTGATTTGATCCCGTGAAGGAGGGCGTCTTTAACTCTGGCATCTGTGGAGTTCCAGAGTCCGGCATCGAGATCGACGCATCTTTTAATCCAGGGAGCTTCGGAACGAGGAAGCTGCACGAACTCAAGAATATCGGGGTGATTAATATCCAAATGGGCAACGATCGCACCATTCTTATAATGGCCGCCCCTTCGAAGTGTTTCATTTAATACTGAATAAATTTTTGCAAATGAGACTGGACCACTAGCTGTTAAGCCTTTTCCATTCTCGTGACCTTTCGGCCTGAGTTTTGATAGGTGTACGGCACACCCTGCCCCATGCCTCAATGCATGAGAAGCGAATCTCCAGCTAGCTTCAATGCCGTCGTCTCCTTCCATAGAGTCTTCAACAACAAACACTGTGCAACTCACTGGGAGTCGAGATTCTGGGTTATCCAACCATGATTGGACCCGACCAGTGCGGGAGATAAGTTCTGCAGTCATTATACTAAATCGGACAAAGTTGGTGGTTTATAATTCGGTCCTTTAAGAACCTTTCCGTCTTCTCGGTATATTGGTTTACCGTCCTCACCGAGCTTGGACATATTACTTTTATGTACTCTATCTAGAGCCTCATCTAAAGGCCAACCCATATTAGCAGCATATTGGTAACATACATATACTAAATCTGCTAATTCTTTTAAAGCCTCTTCATGTAAGCTATCACTAAGTCTAAAAAGCATACCTTCAGCTTCAATGAATTCTTTAAATTCTTCAACAATCAGATTTTTCTGATATGAACGTGTCCCTTGGACAGTCGAGTTCGCTAGGTTGTATTTTGTGCGGAATTCCTTGGCTTGCTCGGAGATAAACGTCTTTTTCATGGTGGAGTTCGTTTTCTAAATAATGGATAGCTTTTTCAATGTCTTCTATTTTACTTTTTGTTTTGTGTCCTGCTCTAGCTATATATTTAATAGCATTACCGAGGTGGAAGTTTAAATTCTGTTGCCTTATAAAATCCCAAACATCCATTGACCCTCGTTTATAATAACTTGGTCCTTTAGTCATTTTGGTAGCAACACTCCGAACATAGGAATTACATCGGCTTCAGGTTTAGGCCAGTTGTCTATTAAATTCATTAAAGAATTACATAAGACAAAGTTTTGTTTTTGTAAAGCTAAGAAGACAGTAGCGATGTCTTTCATATCTACGTCGCCACTCTTTAATTTATCCTCAAGTAGCCTCATTTTTAGATCCTGTTCAACAGTTAACTTTGTAACTGGAGGCGGGGGACCATAATTTGGGTTCTTTCTTTTCGAAGTCATAATCATCAACGGTTAAAATTTTAGCTAATCGAGCATTGATTAAAGCATCTTCTTCAGTCAAACCTTTTTCTTTAAAAGTTTCAACTACTGTTTTCCAAGAGCATCCTTTTTCTTTAAAGAGAGCTTCCGCTCTTTTGACTCCTATCCCTGGTACACCACTGTATCCATCTGTTTGGTCTCCTGCCATGCTTTGAGTTAGATGCCACTTGGCTCCCTCTTCAGGCGTTATTGTGAAAACTTCATCAAAGTTATACAACTGTCCAGGTATTTGCCTCATGTCCTTATCAGGTGAGGCGATTATATTCCCAGGATATTTTGTAGCATAAACACCCATGGTATCATCTGCTTCTAATCCAGGTTTAATAATAACTTTATATTCTTTTTTTAATTCTTTAATGACACGTTTGTAACCACAAGGTTTCTTACGATTACGATGTCCTTTATATTCAGGTAAAATTTTTTTCCTGAAATTTTGACTGTCTGAAAAGAACAGTATTAAAGAAGAGAATGACCCAAGTTTGTTTTCAATCTTGGTAAGTTCTCTCTTTGTTGCGTTGTATGCATCACTAAAGTTAGAAGTGACAAGGATAACATCATTGCCAAAGTCAACTTCAGTCTCCGCTGCAGCGCACGACTTATATACGATGAAGTCTGCATCACATAGGATTTTCATTAATTAGTGTGTGTCGGCCCATGTCAATCCGTCCTTAGCTTCTGCAGCTACGGGTATTCGCATATTGTAATACTCGCCTGCTTCAGCAGCGGAGAGAACAAGAAGAGATTTGAGATCATCAACATGTTCTTGCTCGGATTCGAACTGCAACTCGTCATGAATAAAAGCGAGCTGATTGCAGCGTAGACCCATTTTTTTGATATGGTCATGAGTGGTAACCATCCATTTTTTCGCAACTATTGCAGCCGACCCTTGCAATAGGTAATTTAAACTTTTATGTTTCTTATCTACTAATATCTTTCTCTTATCTAGCCCCAATACATAACCCCTCTCACTAGCTTTGTGTACAGCTTCCAAGAGCTCTTTAAGTCCTTCGATAGCGTTGACGTAAGCTTCTCTAATCTCTTTGCCTTTTTTCTTCGCCTCGTTCTCGGAAAGTAATTTGTCATAGGAATACCCAAGTTTGGCATCGCCAGCCCCATAAAGAAAGGCATACGAAATTGTTTTTATTTGTTTACGAGTAACTCCAATTTTGTCAGCATTTTCTTGGTGTATGTCCCCTTCGAGAAGCACTTTAGCGTATCTCCCTCCATCATATCGACCGAGATAGTGAGCAAGCATCCGAAGCTCAATGCCACTAAGATCAGCAGCAGCCAATCTCTTGCCTGGAGTAGCAATAAATAAACGTCTGAACCTTTCATCACTTGGAACCTGCCCTAAATTTGGAGTACGGTGGGCACATCTGAATGTAGCTGTTGCTACTGAACAGTGATGGTGAATCCTAGACTTCGTACATAGCTTCTGCCATGCGTTGACGCCTTCGGATATCATCCCTAACTGCTTTGTCAGATCCAGTAGTGTCAAGAACTGAAGAGCAATATCCGTCCCAAGTTCTTTTAAGACGGTCTCGTCTATAACCGCCTTCCCTGAGTCCGTCATTGATGATGGAGTCCAGCCATAATGTGTTTGTAAGATCCATGATATGTGATCCCTACTTGTCGGGTTAAACTCCTTTAATTTAGTGAGTGTAGCTCCTTCAACGTATCCTGTTCTAGCATTAGTTCGTTTAGGAGTAAATTCTGATCCTTTGACGAAAGGATACCTGTTTCGTAATAACTGCGTAGTCTCTTCATATTCTCTTCTGAGAGTAGATTCAAGTTCCCGTGCAGCTTGTTCATCAAAATACCATCCATGTTGTTCTTGATCTGTAAGGATTTGTGCTACCTGATGTTCTAACGTGACCCATTCAGGTATGGTATAAAATGATTCCATAGTTTGGTGGTAACGTTAACGTCTTGAACGCAATAATCCTCCATCTCTTGACTCCATTCTTTCCAGTCAGTAGACTTAGCAAAGTTGCCTTTGTATTCTCCTAATCTGTAACCATAGGACTCAAGGGAGTGGCGTCCGTATAATTGTAATGGCATATATTTCCAATTTCTTCTCTTATCTATATCGAATAAGTTCGGATGATAAAGCCTAGATAAAATGAGAGTATCAATAATAACCCCAGTGGGATTAAAGAAAGGATAGATACTTTTAAGAACAGGGATATCATAACCCACGATATTATGCCCGATAATGTAATCAGCCATTTCGAGGTGTTGGACTGCTCTAACCACAGGTTCAGACATCCCTTTCCCAGGGCTCTCATCGTTGTAAGAATAGGTGCGATTTTCTTCGACATAGTTAAGTACAATACAGTGGATTTTGTTAGCATCATTTAGTAGACCGTTTGTTTCTAGATCGAATATCACTGGACCTATTCCAGTGGTATGTTTTATCTTTGAATTCGGCACGTTTGATTGCCTCTTTTGTAGGTGGATTAGGTTTAAGTAATTTAGAAGTCTGTGATTGGGTTGAAAATTGGTGATTCCGTAGTTTCATATTCAGTAAACCGTGAAGTGGATAAGTTAAATTTTATCTTCCCTGCGAAACCTGTTTCGCCAGAATAACGATTTTTAATGATTCTAAGAGTCGCAATATCTCGTTCATCTGAGGATTGCTGATTTCTTTCGAGGGCAATGACTTGATCTGATAATTGAGCAATGCCCGCAGATCCTCGGAGCTGACTAAGGGACACTCTACCTCCCTCTTCGTGCGAAGTCCTATCATTATTACTTCTCCTTAAATGTGATACAAGGAATAAAGCTATTCCTGTACGTTCAACTAGGCTTCGTAGCCTTGTCATAGTTTGATCTATAGTGCGTCGCTCATCACCATCTAGTCCACTTAATAAAATACTAAGGTGATCTAAGAATATAACACGACACTCCAGTCCACTGGCAAGGTATTCGATCCTGTTGTAAATAACGTCTGGATCAAAAGAACCAAAGCCATCAAAAAGGTAAAGATTCCAGTTAGCAAGGGTAGAATGAAAATCTTCTTCGAGTTCTTTTCTGTCATGTTCTCCAATATGTAGTGCTTTGCCTACAGCTGTGGACATCAATCCAAGTGCGGTTCTTCTATTTGACTCTTCAAGTGCCAGGTACCCGACCCGTACTCCTTGGGTAAGTAAGTTAACTGCAAGTTGACGACAGAACGTGGATTTTCCTTGGCCAGATCCAGAAGTAATCGTTGTAAGTTCCTGGTATCTAATCCCGTGCAATTTATCTTGTAACCCTTTGAATGGATAGTCATGATCTGCTGGTGGTATAGGTGTAGTAACTAATGCTTCAAGCGTCTTTCCTTCAATAATACCATCAGGTCGCCATGATTTAGCTTCCCAAATAGCCTTTCGAATCGCATCAGCATCGTTAGCTTGTAATGCCTCGGATGGGTCTTTATAGTCCTCCATCCTGGCAATCTTGACTTTCCCGACTGGAAGTATGCTAGCCGTTTCTTCCGCAGCCTTTCTCCCTGCCTCGTCACTATCGAAGAAGACGATGATCTCCTCATATCCTTGGAATAAGGGTATCTGTTTCTGTAAGTCTTTTTTAGCGGCAGCGGCTCCATGCGGTACTGATACCATCGGCCATCCGGGCATAGCTTCGTAACAACTGGCAGCATCTAATTCACCTTCAGTAACAACAATACGTTTACCAGTGTTAGGAAACCGATGCTGGCCGAATAAAGTATCAACGGAAACTCCTTCATATCGGAAATCTTTTTTCTTAGTTTTAGTTTTTATACCTTTTAATATACCTGAATCATCGTAGTATGGAAACTTTAATTCATTACCATCTACATGTATTTGGTAAAACTTATTAGTCTTCTCAGATATATTCCTTTTATGCAACCGTTCGGCTGATCCAGTAAGGTATACTGATTTGGACATTTGGTTATTGTGAATAACATCATTGTCGCCTGTTCTATTATGACAGACAAAGCAGTAAGTATGTCCATCAGAATACAAAGAGTTTGCATCTGATGAACCACAATTACTGCAAGGCATATGCCTCACGAACTCTGAATCGGTCATATCAACCATTCGAGTGGAATATTATGGTAAGAACTCCAAGGGATATCGTGACGTTCACACCACATCGCATAGGTAGTCTTACTTTTTTTGTTAATTTTATTATAAGGAGACTGGAAGACCATCCTTAAATCTATTTCTGGGTTAGCCTTCTTAACATTAAGTATTTTACGTCTGTCTGCTGGAGACCAGTATCCTTTTGCTTCAAGGTATGTATAGTTTGGAAGCACAAAATCAGGAGTATAACTGTGCTCAATTGTATAGCCAAGTTTCTCAGACTCATACTGGAACGAAACTCCCAAACCATCGAGTAGATTTGCAATATTTTCTTCAAGTTTAGATCTAAATTTAGAAGTCTTCTTCTTCGTCATTTGTATTGGTGGTGGTGGTAACGTTTGGATCTGCTGTTTTAAATCCTGCTGTTTTACCAAACAATTCGGCTACTCCATCAGCATCTAAATCACCAGTGTCTACACCAGCCTCTCCTTTTACTGAGACAACTTGTACACCAACCAACTTAAGAGAGCTACCATAGGTAACCCCGTCCCTAAGAATATATGGTTTTTGATAGAAGCCCAGTTTAACAGTAGATCCTGCATATAAAGGTGTCTTTGAATCTGTAACTTGAATTCCTTCTGTGTCTACCACAGGCGGACGATTGTCCTCATTCCATGAGAACTTAATCTTATATTTACCCTTCGAGACTTCTTCCCACGGCTCAGGTTTTAACGTGGATCTTTTGGGGTTTTTCAATTTTGACTCTGCCCATTTAAGGACATCAGCCCGTTCGGTTTCTAATTTGTCGATTACATCTGAATCAACAACAGCAGCCAATGAATACCCAAACTTACTAGGAGCTAGTATAGCTTGAAAGCCTTCAAGGGTAACAGGTTTGTCAGTCTTGTGGATGGTTCTACTCACCAGTGAGTGCCTCCTCAAGTGACTGTGGTTCTAATTGTTTAGAAAGTTCATCTCTGTACTCAGTGAGTTGCTTGATGCGTTCATTGAGTGAATCTAGTTGTTTTTGTTTTTGCTTCTTCTCTGCCTCCTTAAGTCTCTCTTCAGAAACAACAACTATAGTAGGCGGATTAAAGAAACTATCGAATAAAGAATAGTGGTGCATTTAACAAAAGAAATAAGTTGAATCAATTACGGATCTTGGTTCCAAATCTCCGATAATCGGTGGGTCAGTCTCCGCTCCAATTTGGGTAGCGAAGTCGTTTAAGTAATCATGTTCAGCGAATAAGTGCATATACGTCTCTCTTATTATAGTCGATAAGAGGCTCATATCTGTAGCACGGCTTAATACACTGTCATGAATTAATGCAATAGGAGCTTCAAAACGTTTAACACTTAAATGTAGTAGTGAAGCATCTAATGAATGTATCAAGTTGGGAGCTGTAGCAGCCTTATGTCTGTTTCTATCAACTTGATCTCCATCTGATGTGGCAACAGTTAGACGACATCTACCTAATAACTTAAGGTCTATAGTCTCTATCTTCTTTTTCATTAAGCGTTGATTAACTTCAAATCCAGATGGTGTTACCCATCTTAAATATCTGTCTCCACGTTTAATAGCTCTTGATACCTCATCTTCAATCCATTTCATAACTGCCATCGGGCCTGGTACTACTTCATTCATAGCATCCCTAACAGCTCTAACAGTTAAAGTTAGATCATCTTTACATACTTCTATACCTTTTTCTTCTAGTGCATCTCTAATGTATGACCTATTACTAAATGGCTTAGCATTATATGGTATGGTCATGACTGTTCTTTTGACACACTTACGATCCCAGTGTTCATGTAGGATCTCAGGTATATTAGGTTTACATTTTTCCGCTACTACTGCATAAGCGTCTTGTGGTCTGTCAGAAGGTAGCACATTGACGAGTTGTGCTGTACTTTGGTCTCTCGCCAATCCAGCGAGAATCTGGAGACCACTACATGTAGCGTCTGTGGCTACACATATTGATGTTTGTGTCCTTACCTTAGTTATAACACAATTATAGTATTCCTCACAGCTGGCAAGAAACTGCCACGGCTCCTCAGCACCCTCCCAATCAGGTAGGTTACCAATAGGATCAGTAGCAACACTCGTTATTGTGAATATATTATCTTTTACCCACTGTTGTCTTTCTTCCCATGTATGTTTATCAAGACCATAAGTAGTGGCAACTTGAAACGCTAACCATTTATGTGAGTCATGTGTGACATCAGCTGGATCAGCGAAGTTAAGGAGTGCCTTGCCAAAGTCGGTATCTTGTGGAGTAAGAAATGCGGGTATAGGATAAGCACGACCTCGGTAATCAAAAGACCAAGGTATATAAAACCTCTCACGATCTTTAAACCTTTTAACTGTTTCCATAATCATGCGTGTTCTACATGATCGTCTAGTCTCTTGTGCCTGTCTATTTAATACCTCAGCAGCTTGTCTTCTATAAGCCTTTCTTGAGTCCTTATTTTCAGCAATATCTACTGGCTTTGGTGGTAAATCATAGTGGATAATAGGGAGGAATTTACCAACACTAATTTCTTTCTCTTGTAAAGTCTCAGCAACTTTAACTATAAAGGGATTTAGTTTATATCCTACCTTCTGTATTTTATTCAAGAAGGCTAGTGGTGTTTCTCCCTGTATACGGTGGCGGTCTCCACGCCTTACAAGATCATGGCCTTCCATCACCTCATTTAGTAGATACCCACCAGTAATTAGTACATCATTCTCATCATACTTCCAGTCATTAGGCTCAATTAACATTGGCCAGGATAGAGGGCTGAATAGTTCAGCATTACGCATCACTTCATCCTTAATATCTAAGAATTCAGCAGTAGGTAGTACATAAGTAATTGTCTTACGTCCTTCTCTTAACTTGGTATGAGTAAACCAACCACTAGATTCCATAATACAATCTAATAGCCAGCCACCTAACTTAACTCTGATAGATCTACCCCATGGTTCCCATTGTTTAATATTATAACGATTCATTAAGGTGCGAATCACTACAATCTTTTGATTAGTACCTATTGATTTATGCCAATAGTTCTTCTTTAATGTAGTGAGTAATGCAGGAGCATGTGTCTCATAGTGTCTTAAATGACATTCATCCTCAATAGCATGGCCTATAGAATCGCATACATTGGTTGCATAGTTGCTACCTTCCTTAAAGCTAAACACCTTGTCAAAGGTCACCTTACAGGCGATTGCAGCAGCCGCTAAGGGCTCTAAGTCCTTAAGATACTTATGTATATCCTTGAATGCTATACCCGTATGTCCTTGATGAATACGAGTATTAGTATCTTTAATCTTCTTAACTAATAAAGGTAGTAAAGAATCTATTGATGCAATACCATATACTGAAGCTGAAGCATAACTTTTATCTTCTAACTTAATAGTATTATCATTTAGTTTCTTTAACCCTAAGTTAATCTGATCTCTTTCAAGTTTTAATTGCTCATTTATTAGAGGTTCTGGAGTGGGTGACATCATAGATCTCATCGTTAATTTGATCAACTAATAATTCTCTAATCTCTTTATAATGAGGATGATCTTCATTTAATAAATCTAATGCTTGTTTCTCATAACTATATATGTCATCAATAGTCCTCTTCATAATAATCCTCCGGTAAAATGTTTACAATAGCAGAATCGTGGCATACTACAAATTCACTTTCCCCTTGCTCCATTTGTCTCCTTAATGCATTCTCAGCAGCATCTTTTCTAGCATAGATCTTTTCACTGATCTTGCCAGTCCTTAAATTACGCTCTCTAATAATACATTGTACTGAAGATGGTATTTCCCAACCTGCTATTTTCCAGGTCATGAAATCCTCATATTCTATACTATCGAATAGCTCATCAGGAGTATCTTTGTATGCTTTCCAATTGTTAGGATAGTATGGTTTCTTAGACATCACAAATAGGGGTTATGTTTACAAGATAGTCATCCATAAGACAGGCTTCCTCATAAGCCTCATAAGCAATGTCATAGACATCTTTATCAGTGTTCATGACAAAATCACGTCCACTTTCAAGCTCTACATAATACTTCATGGCGGTTATTGTGAATAAGTTAGTTGCTTAATAAGAACCTTAGTCCTTATCTTTGCTTGCCTCAACGCTTGTGGTTTCAGCTTTCTCTTTGCTTGTTTCCCTGAATTCTTTTGCCAATTCGGGATAGTTTTTGAATAGTCCATGTACAAACTTCTTAATAGCTTCCTCATCTACACCCATGATACGTATTTGATCCTCCCATTCTTGGGTAACAACCAAGCCGTCATGTTCCTTACACCATAGGACACTTGCATCCTTAATGTAGTATTCATGTGTTGTTTCGTAACGAAGTGCCATAACAATAAAGAAAGAGTGGAAAGGGAGCAAGTCCCTAAGCGGGTAACCGGATTCGAACCGGTAACAATAGCTTGGAAGGCTACAGTTTTACCATTAAACTATACCCGCAGGAGAGAAACCTAAGGTTCCTCACCAGGTAATAAAGGTGAATTAATACTTTTACAAAAGTGTTTCTCTAGTACTTCAACTTGATCTTCATAATAAGCTATCCGTTCAAGTTCATTTGTGATAGCTCCCATAACATCAGAATGTTCACCAATGCCAACAGGGCTATGGAGATATACATTAACATTGGCTTTGTGATAAGATATTTCACCATGAGCATGTGATAGTAGTGCTTTAATTAATTGAGTTTTCATTATCCAAACAAGTGTGGGTTGGTAACTTTACGAATAGGCTTAGGTACTATATATTTAACAGGTGCATTTATCCCTGAGTCCTTAGTTATCCTTGAGTCCTTATAAATCTGAAATAATAGTTGATGACTGATAAGATCTTTAGGTAATCCATGCACAATTAATAATAAATAAGTGAACAAATGCACAATTAAGTGCAACGATCCTTAAGGGAATTGAACCCTTATATCTTCTTAGACAGAGAAGTGTGTTAACCATTACACCAAAGGATCAGAAAATGCGGACTTAATTGTTATTAACAAAGCCGCGTTATTGTGAATTTAGAACATAAATCCTATTCCAGCAGTAATAAATAGCAACCAGAATAGAACAGTTTGTTCTTCTTTTAATTCATCTAATTTTTCCAAGTCCTTATCTTTTATCTCTAAAAGTTGGACTAGTCTGGCTTTAGTTGAAGATGCGTAATTCATGCTGATAATTAAGATTTAGTAAAGTGAACAGTTAGTAATACTTATCTACCAAAAGTGTAGCCTAGTTCATAAGTAACTAGCTCATCATTTAATAGGTTTGTATTAACCCACTGACCAAAAGACTGTGCTTGATCTTCTAATAAGGATGCAATTGCACCTTTGTTAACATCGAAGTATGTATATTTACCACCATTAGTATACTCAACTTGAGCAACTTGACGGTCTTTATCTACACTAAGAGCATTAATTGCAGATGATTCGATGTTAGATAGTTTAAGCATGATTTAAAAATAAAGTGTAATTAAGAAGGAACTAATTGTAAGTCCTTCATTGACACAAACGTTATTGTGAATGTGTCAAGGAAAGAGTTAGTAATTAACTCAATCTTCCTCAAGATGACTATAAACTTGTTCATGAATCTTCAAGCCTAAGTTATATAAATCCTCATTGGATTCAGCATAGACTAAATTCTCAATTAACAAGTCACATTCTTCTTGAGTTAGTGATAAGAACCGAGGTAAATTAACAGTCTTAAGCATTAGATAATTCCTCAAGAGTTGTTAACATTTTCTCAGCATCAGTATACTCCTTAATGTAACCATTGCCTTCAGCAAGGTTGTTAATAACATTTTGAGAAACTTCGGTATACTCAACATTACTTAGCCACTTATTTATGTGCCTAGATGTTGTTTTAGAATAGTAATCTTTGGTTCTAACATAACCTAATTCTGGAGAATAACCAGCAACTGGTGTATCATAACTAAAGAATACTTGTGTACCGTCGATGTGATTAATGCAGGTTTGATTTGCACCAATTCTTGATAGTTTCATAGCGAAATCGTTATTGTGAAATAAGGTGGACAATTTGATACATAAAGTATCAAGAACTCAGGCAGGAATTGCACCTGCTAAAGTAACTAGAATTACTGAGCTAATTAAACAAGTTCAATGCAATTAACTTGGTCGTAATCAATGCCGTAATGTTGACAGAATTCCTCATCATCTAATGAGTCAATGTTATCAACTAAAACATCAATTTCTTGATCGTTCTTTACATAATCAAAATCATTTTTAAAGAGGAATTCTTGTAAAGAATGTTTGCAATGAATTAAAACTTTAGACATAATTAACGAATGAAATAAGTGAACAGTTGTTGTTAAGAATCAGAACTTAATTGGCTTACGTTTGATGTTAACAACTGAAGGTAATTTGGTTAGTTTAACTTCTTTACCTTGTGCTTTTAACTGGTCAATTGTTTTAACTAATGAAGTGTAATAATTCATGAGTTGTTGTTAATTAGTGAGTGAACAGTTGTTGATAAATAAGGAGAAATGTTTCTCTCCTTTGTTTATACTTTAATTATAGCAAAATTCAGAGCATTACACAAGCGTTTGTTACATACTGTAATAATGATAATTAGTGGGTGAACAGTTGTTGATAATTAATCCTCTGAATCTTCCTCATCATAATAATACCAATCATCAGGAAATCTATTCCCATAATTAATATCATCATGATAATCTTCATCGTGATTCATTGTTAGTTACCTTTGTGTAATTAGAGTGGAGTTGTTGTTAATGAAGCGCTCGTTATTGTGATGAATTGTTGATAGTATGACCAAGAGCTTTTAACGCTGCTAAATCATAAGAATTAACAGTCTTTTTACCTGTCAATTGTTGTACACTTGCAGCGATATCTTTATCAACAATGTATTCATGATCAGTGCCAAATGCTGAACGGATTGTTGTTACTATGTTCATGGTAATTAGAGTGGAGTTTGTGTTAATAAAGAAAGAACGATTAGAGTTTAGTTAGTGTTACTAACCAACGCCCCAATCGTTCTCGATTTCTTTACAAGTATACTCATGCAAATCATGCATTCTATTTGTGTTACCTAAGAGCTCAAC